ATGGGAGCATCCCGACAACGGACCAAAATCAAACGCCAACTGAAAGACGGTGAAGAAGCCGGCCTCAATCGCCATTGGCGCGGTGTCTTTCTCGATTTTCTGGCGGAGACATCAAACGTTTCCGAATCCGCAAGGCGGGCCGGGGTAAACCCCAGCCGGGCCTACAAGGTCCGCCGCGAAGAACCCGACTTTGCGCGCCTGTGGCTCGCCGCCCTTTGGGAGGGCTACACACACTTGGAAATGGAAGTGCTTCGTCGCTTACGAGAAGGTGATGCAGCCACCGATGACAAGACCAAGTACGACTTCGCCAATGCGATACGGTTGCTGAGCGCACATCGCGAAAACGCGAGCCAAGCTCAGGCCGAAGAACGCAACGTCAGCGCCGCAGAGGTGCGCGCCTCGATCGACCGCAAGGTCGAGGCAATCCGCATCCAGCTTCAGCGTGAAAAGCAAAAGGGCACTGACCGCTCATGACGGTCAATCTCGAGTTCCTGGAAGAAGAAAAGAAGGAAGCGCACGATCGCATCGCTCGGGCGCTCAACCAACAGGAGCGGAACGAATTCCAATACCACTGGAGGTTGAGCGCGAGGGCCTCGCAAATCGCACCGCCAGGCGACTGGCGCATCTGGATGATAATGGCCGGACGCGGCTTTGGAAAGACGCGCGCGGGAACCGAATGGGTTCGCGAGATCGCCGAAAGCCATCCCAACGCGCGCATCGCTTTGCTGTCCTCGTCGTTGAATGAAGCGCGCAGTGTGATGGTAGAGGGGGAAAGCGGGCTCTTGGCCTGCTGCGCCCCCGAACGCCGACCGGTTTTTGAGCCATCTCTGCGAAGGCTTCGCTTTCCTAATGGAGCGCAGGCTCAACTGTACTCTGCGGCAGAACCCGAAAGCCTGCGCGGCCCCCAACATAGTCACGCCTGGTGCGATGAGGTCGGAAAGTGGCCGTTGAGCGCCGAGCGTGCGGTACGGTCGTGGGATAATCTCTTGATGGGCCTGCGCCTTGGCGCAAACCCACGAGCGCTGGTAACAACAACGCCGCGCACTGTTCCACTGGTTGAGCGGCTCATGAATCAGGCTGACGATGGATCGGTGGCTCTAACACGCGGATCGACATACGAGAACGCGGGAAATCTTCCCGTGCGCTTTCTACAAGCGGTCGAAAGCGAATACGCCGGCACGCAGATTGGCTTGCAGGAAATCGAAGGGGAATACCTGCGCGATATCAGCGGCGCCCTATGGAGCCGCAGCCGACTGGAAGCCGCCCGCGAAACGGGGGCCTTGCCCGACCAGGCGCGTATTGTGGTCGCCGTCGACCCACCCGCGTCCGCCGATGGCGATGAATGCGGGATTGTTGTTGCGGCCCTTGGGACAGACGGACTCGCCCGTGTGCTTGCCGATTGCAGCCTCGGGCCCGCGCCTCCTGGTGCATGGGCCAAGGCGGTTAGCCGCGCGGCGGAGCAATGGAACGCCGACCGTGTCGTGGCCGAAGCCAATCAAGGCGGAGCGATGGTCGAAAGTGTCCTTCGCGCCGCGAATGCAACCTTGCCGGTCAAACTGGTTCACGCAGCGCGCGGAAAGGTCGCACGCGCCGAACCGGTGGCCGCGCTCTACGAAGCCGGCCGCGTACGCCATTGCGGCACCTTTGCGAGGCTCGAAGATCAATTGTGCGGCCTTTTGACCGGCGGAGAATACGCCGGCCCCGGCCGAAGCCCGGATCGCGCCGACGCGCTTGTCTGGGCGCTTAGCGAGCTGATGCTTGGCCGCAGCGCGCACCCGAGTATCCGCTCGATCTGAAAAGGAATATATATGGCTTGGCTTGATAGCTTGCTCTCCGCCTTCAAGGGCGGGGCGCCGGATCGTGTGCCGTTGGCACCCGGTCTTTCCTCAGCGATACATGGTGACTGGATCGGCACGATGGAAGCGCGTCCGCTGGAGCATTTCGAGTACACCGCCGCGGTGCGTCAGAGTTTCCTGGCCAATCCTATCGCCCAGCGCGCCGTTCGAATCGTTTCCGAAGGAATCGCGGGCGCACCGATCTCAAGCTCGGACGCGCAGGTTACGTCGCTTGTGGCAGCGACAAGCGCGGGGCAGCCTTTGGTCGAAACGCTAACGGCGCATCTGCTTTTGCACGGGAACGCCTTTGTGCAGATCATGAAGGACGGCGCCGGACGCCCTTTTGAGCTATTCGCGCTTCGCCCGGATCGGACCCGCGTAGCCGCCGACGATCAAGGCTGGCCTTGCGCGGTGATCTACACTGTAGGCGCGGACCAGAGGCGCATTCCCTTCGAGGACGAGGATGGCTGGCCCAACATTATCCAAATCAAGGCGATGCACCCTCTGGACGACCATTACGGCGCGGGCGCTTTGGCGGCGGCGCAGCAGGCAGTCCATATCCACAACGCGGCTTCGATCTGGAACCGCGCGCTGCTCGAGAACGCGGCGCGTCCTTCAGGAGCCTTGGTCTACGACACTGGAGACGGAGCTGGTCTAACCACGGATCAGTTTGAACGGCTCAAAAGTGAACTCAACACCGCGTTCACTGGGGCCGCCAACGCCGGACGTCCGATGCTGCTGGATGGGGGTTTGAAGTGGCAAAGGATGGCGCTTTCACCGGCCGATATGGACTTTGCCACGCTCAAAAGCACCGCCGCGCGCGAGGTGGCTTTGGCGTTCGGTGTCCCGCCCATGCTGCTCGGTCTTCCGGGCGACAACACCTACTCAAACTACCGGGAGGCGAACAAAGCGCTGTGGCGGCTGACCTTGCTGCCGCTGGCAAACAAGCTGTTTGCCGCGCTGCTGGAAGGGCTGTCTCCCTGGTTTCCAGACGCAAAATTGTCTGTCGATCTCGATCAGGTGCCCGCGCTTGCCGAGGACCGTGAAAAGCTCTGGAAGCAGATATCGGGCGCCGACTTTCTGACTGACGGCGAGAAACGCGAGCTTCTCGGACTCTCAGCGATGCCCGAGACTCAAGCGGAGGCGAACCTATGACAGATAGAACGCGCCACCCGGCCTTGAGCGAAGACGTATTGGCCAGCTTGCTCGCCCAGGCGTCCGACGAAGGCGCCGACATTGGAACTCTTCGCGCGATTGTAGAGGAAACCAGCGAGCTGGCTGCCGAGCGTGTTCTAACGCGACTTGGCCTCGCCGATGCGAACGCCGGCGATGATCTGGACGAATTGCGTGAGCTGCTTTCGGCGTGGCGCGACGCTAAATCGAGCGCCTGGAAAGCCCTTATCGAATGGGCGGTCCGGGCCGCCTTGGCTCTGCTCCTCATAGGGATCGCGGTGCGTATGGGTGTATGGGAGCTCCTGCCATGACAGAAAACCCTCTACGCTTTGCAGGCTACGCCGGGTTGTTCGACATCGCCGATGCTGATCACGATACAATCCGCAAGGGTGCCTTTGCAACGTCGCTGGCGAGGCGGACGGTGCCGGTGCCTCTGTTATGGCAGCATCGGCCAAACGAACCGATTGGTGAAATTGAAACCGCCTTCGAGGACGATCGCGGATTGGCCGTGATTGGCCGCATTGACCGGCTGCAATGCCTCGCCGCCGCAATGCTCAAACGCGGTGACATCACCGGCCTTAGCTTTGGCTACCGGGCCCGGAAGGCCCAACCGACACATACCGGGCGCGAGTTGCTCGGCATCGATTTGTTTGAGGTCAGTCTGGTCACCCACCCGCTGCAACACGGCGCGCGGGTGCATCTTATCGCCTGACATCTTTGCCAATCGATCAATCGACCGGCCGCTTTCGAGCGGCATTTTTTGTGCCCCGACCTCCTTATTCGAGAAAGGTTTGTTACCCCATGGATATTACCGTCACCCCCGTTGTGCCGAGCGCAACCTCCACCGATCCGCTTGATCAAAGCTTTCACCTTGTGGATCGCCAGGACAAAGCGGAAGCCGCGATCGCGTCGCTGCGCACCGACGTGGACGAAGTGAAAGCGCGGCTCGACAAGGTCTCCCGCGCCGCATCGCGCCCTGCGATGAGCGGGACGGCCCCGGAAAGCCAGGAAGTCAAAAGCTTCGTCAATGGCTACCTTCGCCAAGGTCGCGAACCCGAAGTCAAATCGCTGAACACGCTCACCGGCGGCGACGGTGGCTTTGCGGTCCCTCAGGTGATCGATCAGACGATTGCTCGCGAACTGACCGAAATCAGCCCGATCCGCAGCATCGCTCAGGTCGTTCAGACAGGCACATCCGGCTATCGCAAACTTGTTGCCACCGGCGGCACTGCGTCTGGCTGGGTCAGCGAAGTGACAGGACGCCCAGAAACCGACGCGCCCAATTTTGCCGAAATCGCTCCGCCGAGCGGCGATCTCTTCGCCAACCCTGCCGCGAGCCAGACCATGCTCGAAGACACCGCCTTTGATGTCGAAAGCTGGCTTGCCAGCGAAATCGCGATAGAATTTGCCCGTGCCGAAGGCGCAGCCTTTGTCGGCGGGACCGGGTCGAATCAGCCCGAAGGCTTCCTGTCCGCCCCCAATTCGACAGCCGAAGACGGCGCGCGTCCCTTTGGTACGGTCCAGTATATCGGATCTGGCAACGCGTCGGGCTTTGACGCAGCGCCCGAGATCAAACTGATCGATCTGATCCATTCGCTGAAGGCAGGTCATCGTCAGGGCGCAAGCTTCGTCATGAACTCCGCAACGCTCGCCACAATCCGCAAGCTCAAAACGGCCGATGGAGCGTTCTTATGGCAGCCGGGCATGGTCGAAGGCCAACCGGACCGCCTGCTTGGCTACCCCGTCGTCGAGGCAGAGGATATGCCGAGTGTCGACAGCGGCGAGTTCCCGATCGCGTTTGGCAACTTCCGCCACGGC